AACAAGTTGCTAGATGAAAAAGAAAAACTTGCTGAAGAAGTAGCAAAATTAAAAGCAGAAAATAAGAAGCTAAAAGCCGAAGCGAAAAAGCAAGGTGAATAGCCATGTCTTATATTACCGTTGAATACTACCGAAGTGATTACATCGGGGAAGAGGTAACGGATGATTTAACACTACAAAAGTATATAAATCGTGCTTCTGATCTAATTGATACGTTAACGAAATATCGAATTGCGATGGTAGGGTTAGATAAACTGCCTACATTCGTACAAACGCAAGTAATGAAAGCTACCGCTGCACAAGCAGAATATTACGCTTTGCATGAAACTGTAAATGTTGGCGTGTACGATGACGATGCTTCTAGCGCTTCAATCGGTAGTTTCAATTACAACAAAGGTAACAAAACGTTAACGAGAAAACAAGAAATGGTTAATCCTAAAACAACAACTTATTTAGCGCCTACAGGATTGATGTATGCAGGGGTTGATGTTCGTGGTTAAAGTAAAAGCAATTCCTAAGAAGTTATTGCCGCACACCATTGAATATGAACGTTTTGCAGGAGATGGACGGAACGGTCCTACTTATGATATGGCTATAACGGTCACAAACGTTCGTGTAGAGCCGACAAGCGAAAAGTCAATAGATAACAATGGAGAACAAATACAATTGAAATCCAAGCTATTTATTGATGCTATTAATTCAAGTCCTCTTATTGATTTAAAAGAAAAATCAGTCGTTCATTTCAATGAAAAAGACTATTATGTTCAATCTATAGCAACTTTTTATACAGATAATTCACTTGTGCATCATTGGGAATTGGGGTTGGTGTAAATGGCCGGAATCGAATTTAATACAGCAAACATTTCTTCAAGAATAAGAAACACTCTAGAGGAAACGCAAAAAATATTAGATGTTCAGGTATTAAAAGATTCTAACTATTATGCTCCACAAGATACAGGTGAATTACAAAGGAGTGGAGACCGTTTAACGATACCTGGCAGCGGTAAAGTTATTTGGGAAACACCTTACGCAAGACGATTGTACTATGGTATAACCTTTAATTTCTCCAAAGATAAAAACGCAAACGCTGGTCCTCTTTGGTTCGAGCAAGGGAAAAGCACGTTTTTATCTGATTGGGTACGAATTGTACAAAATGATTTTAATGATAGATTTTAGGTGGTGAAAAAATGGACTTTTTAGACAGAATGCTAGATAAATTAGAATCCGATGTAACGTTATTTACTTTCGTTCGCAAAGGATTGCTTGCAGAAGGAAACTCTATAGCGGTTAGACAAACTCCTACGCCACCTAATACGACTTATTTAAACAAAGATAGAATTGATAATTATGGTTTTCAATTCTTAGTGCGTCACAAAGACGTTTTAACAGCCGAAAATACGATTCAATCAATCCATGGATATCTTTGTAACCGAACTGACATAGAATCGCACGACGATAGCTTTAAGCTCATTAATATAGATGTCTCCACTATGCCGAATTGGGTAGGCGTTAGCGAAAGAGGCGAATATGAATATACCGCTATTTTTCAAGCGGAATTACAAATAAATGGAGGTATAAACAATGGCTAAAACAGGTTTTGCTTTAAACTCTGAAAATAAATTTGAAATTGACGTTACACCAGGTTCTACAGAAACATATGAAATTTTAGCTGCTGGATTATCAACATTCGATCCACAGTGGAATGAAGAATTAGACCAAACTCAATATATGGATGGAGACGGATTCGCTTCTTCTGATGTAACCGGAGCGCAGTTGGTCATTAGTTTTGAAGGACATAGAAAGTTCGGTGATGCCGCACAAGATTTTATTGCTAGTCTACAACCTGCATTAGGAGAGGATCGTAAAACTAACTTTAAATGGACTGACGCAAACGGTGACGAATTTTCAGGTAATGTAACTGTTGCTAATATTGTCGGCGGCGGTGGAGATGCAAACGCAAAGAATACATTTTCTTTCGAAATTCATTTCAATGGAAAACCGACGTTTACAGCAGCACCCGTAACTCCTTAATAACAATTTAAACTCACAAATTTGAAGCCGCCTTTTATAGGTGGCTTATTTTAATTAATCGGAGGATGAAAATAAATGACTATTAAAATTCAAGTTGAAAAAGTAACAGAAGAAGTAGAAATCGGTTCTTCCGTTTATACGTTGGATTTAAGCGATGAAAAAATCGAGGAAAAGTTATCTTTTTATGACAAGTTTAAAAACAAAGTCGATAAATACGAAGGCGTGGATATCGCAACTGTTGATGCAGAAACAAGAAAAGAAATCATGGATGATCGAAAAGAAACTGTAAAAGAAATGCTTGAATCTCTATTAGGAGAAGGAACGTTTGAAAGTGTCTATAACGATGTTGGCCGTTCTATTGTTGTTATGAGTAATGTTATCGTCCAATTAACTGACGTGATGAAAAATCGAATCGCTCAAATTAACGAAAGCAGCAAATCCTATTACACAGGTGAATAATGTTTAAGCTCACTGATCGATTTAACGATGATGTTATCGAATATAAAGGACAAAAGTTGCATGTTAATTTAGCATTCGACGTTGTGCTTAGAGCGTATGAATTAATGGCTGATAAGCGTTTTAACAGGATGGAAAAAGCGCTTATTTTTTTTGATATGTTTATTGTTGATCACAAATCTTATTCGTTTTCTTTTCAAGATAAAAATATAATCGTTAAAACAATTTTCGAAGAATTATTAGGATATAAAAAAGACGAGCAGAGTTCAGGGAATAAAAAATCTT